GGTACAATTTCAGGATTAGCAGTAGCAACAGGACCACAAGATTATGAGGTATTTGCAATTCATTTTTATTCTGGTGGTTCACCAAATACTAATACACTTGGTGTATTTTCAAATGGCATGTTTGATCAATCTTGGACAAGTCAACATAAAATAGCATTATGGGATGGCACAAACTTTGTTTATAATTCAAATTTTATTTTTAAAGCAATAGTGCCAAATATGACAATACCTCCTCCCCCAGGATCACTTAGTGGAACATATAGAAACCCATCTATTAAAACATATACTACTTCTACAAATACTGTATGGGAAAACTTCGTAAGAGCAGGTAAATCATTACCAGTTAATAGAAGAGTTTTAAATATGGGTTATCACTGGGTAGATTGTAATCCGTTTGTTAATATTACAATAGAACCATATAGAAACACAACAGATGGTACTACATTCTGTTCGGACCCGTCCAATCCATCTACATGTAAAAAATATTTAACTCCTTGGTTAGATAATAATTCAGCAGATGCAGCAAATTCATTTTCAACATTTATTGATAAATGCAAAACTTCTAATTTTGTTTTTGGGTGGATATTGGATGATAGAGAAGATATACATTATTATTATTTAAATGGAGTAAACAACAATAGAGCATTTAATTCTCCAGGAGGAACTAGATCAAAAGCAACTAGAGCTAGATCTTGGTCACCAATTGAAGAAGATACTGATTCTAGATTAATTCAAGCAATTATAAATGATCCAAGATTTACAACCTTTAAAAATCCATTAAACAATAAAACATTTGCCGAAGAATTTATTGATAATTTTAATGAACTTCTTTCTGCAGATCCACTCTATAATGGAGTAAATAGATCAGTATCATTACCAAGCCTAACATGGCAAAATTTACTAATACCCACATTTACAAACACATCAACAGAATTAGTAAATAGCCCTACATCTGGAAATATAGCACCAGCGTTTGCAGCAGTTGGTGCAGCATGTAATTATGATTTTAGAACTAGTCCATATAATTATTGGACAATATATGGACCCGGTACAAATGAATGTGAAGGACCAGATAAAACTGCAGTAAATTATATTCCAGCAGGTGCTGTTGCTGGATGTAATATATGTGGTACAAGACTACCGACTGGCGTAATTGGATCTGAAAATGCCAGAAAATCTTCTGGATTTAAGTCTATGGGAATTGCAGGATTTAGTCCTTGGAACGGAACAAGTGGAACATGCACTAGCAGTGCTACTTGGCCGGGTGATTCTGAAATTTCAAATTGGTTTAGTCAGGACAATAATAAGGGGGATAAAATAACTGGTTATATGTTAGCAAATATGGTAGTACCTGCATGGAATGCTACTATTGATAATTGGGTATTTAATTACTATAGTCAAAAAATATTTGCAAGTTTATATAATACAAATAATTCAGAATATAATAATGTAAAATACATTCAATATGAATGGGAAGCAATAAATGCAAATGAAGCAGTTTATACTCAAAATAATTATGCTGATAGATCATTTAGAAAAAATTTAGACCAAATTTCTGGTCCTCCTTTATATGGATATCTTCCAAACAGTTTATATCCTGATACATGCAGCCCCACATTTACATCAAGTAGTAGTTCTATAGCACCGGGCACACCAGGGTCTAATACTTTAAACAACTGGATATTTTTCCACGATTCCAGAACTGGTTATGTTAAAAAACCATCTTCTGGTCCAGACACCAGATCTGAATATGAAAAATATAGATGGGCAGGAGATGGTGGTCCGATTTATGGTGGCAGTAGTAATAATATTCTTGGTTCTCTAGTGAGATATCCAGAAACAAGAGTGTTTGATACTTCTGGTAATTGGCTTGCTTCTAATAACACTATCAATCAACAATTTAGAAAAGAATTAGCATTTAAAATTGTTGTTAATAATGTAAAACATATGAGACATTGCATCAGATCAAAACCAACACAATATACTCCTTGGTTTTCTATTGGACCAAGTAATAGTGAAATTGGAGATGTTACATCGTTTTTTGCATCGTTCAGAGCGGGTTCTATGGGTTATTGGTATGAATTGGTATTTCATGGAATAATGCATACTGCAAGTGGAGCAGTAAATATTTTTGGAGGTGCTGGTTATAATCCAAGTGGAGAAATGATAACACATCAAAATGCATTAGATGAGTGGAGAAATATGAGTTATAATTCAAAACCACAACCATGTACAAATGCAATATGCGATCCAAATATAGTATCTGATAGATTAGATCTAAGTGATTGTTTTGAAAAATATTTAATAAGTGGTTGTAAATTAAATAATGGTTCATATTTATGGAGACTTTCAATTCCACCAAAATATTTTGATCCAACAACAAAAAAAGCAACATTAATACTAACCAATCCTTTATTAGATTCAGATTTGCCCCAAACTATTGTTATTGATTCCAATCTTGATGTTTTTGATAAAAACAATAAAAATACTATGAGATCTAGAGGGGTTTGGTTGAAACGAAATATAGCAAGAATACCAGACTACACTCCACAGTTACCATAAATATAATTGGAGTTTATTATGGATGAAAAGAAGTCAATTGATGAAAAATTAGAGTCTACTTTTAACTTACCAAAATCTGTTGGTGAAATAGTAGACATACAACCAATTCCAACACCAGTTCCTACTGGCAGAGATCATCTTACAAATGATTATGAAACTGTAAGAGCAAATCTCTATGACATAATCGATAAAGGATCAAAAGCAATTGATGGCATTCTTCATGTTGCATCTGAGGGAGATTCTCCAAGAGCATATGAGGTTGTATCACAATTGATTAAAAGTGTAGCAGATGCAAATAAAGATCTTCTACAACTACACAAGCAACTAAAAGAAATTAAACAAGACACCCCTGCGTCAACACAATCTGCACAAAATATTACAAATCAATCTATCTTTGTTGGAAGTACAAATGAATTGCAAAAACTCCTGAGAGGCAAAATGCAGGAGATAAAGCAAATAGAATCTAATCCATGATTGGTGATAAGAACTCATACTTAGGTAATCCAAATCTCAAGAGAACTAATGTTCCTGTAAACTTCACTCAAGATCAAGTTGAGGAATATTTAAAGTGCTCTGAAGATCCTGTTTACTTTATGAAAAATTATATAAAGATTGTCAATCTTGATAAAGGATTGATGAACTTTTCAATGTATGGATTTCAAGAAAAACTTGTAAATTTAATACGCGATAATCGTTTCGTGATTGCAAAGATGCCTCGTCAGTGTGGTAAGTCCACCACAATCATCGCAGACATTCTACACCATGCTTTGTTCAATCCAAATCAAACCATAGCAATTCTGGCAAACAAAGAGAAATTGGCTAAGGGTCATATGGATCGTTTAAAGACTGCATATGAAAATCTACCAAAGTGGTTGCAGCAGGGTGTTAAGGAATGGAACAAGCATTCAATTGAACTTGAAAATGGTTCAAAGGTAATATCATCAGCAACTTCAGCATCTGCTATCCGTGGTGGATCTTTTAATTATATTCTTCTAGACGAGTTCGCCCATGTCCCTGAAAATATAGCAAATGATTTCTATAGTTCAGTATATCCAACAATTACTTCTGGTAAGACCAGTAAACTTGTTGTTATTTCTACCCCCAATGGTTTAAATCTATACTACAAACTCTGGATTGAAGCACTAGAAGGTAGAAACAGTTTTAAACACATAGATGTTCACTGGTCTGATGTACCCGGTAGAGATGATGAATGGTATCAGAGAGAAATTAAGAACTTAGGTGAAGAGCGATTCCGTACAGAGCACGAATGTGACTTTATTGGTAGTACTAATACTCTTATCTCTGCGGACAAACTCAGAACTATGGTTTACAAGACACCAATCCACACATCAACTGATGGATTGAAAGTTTACGAAAAACCAGTAGTCGATTCCAAGAATCCTGCAAACAGCCATACTTATATTTTAACAGTAGATACCGCTAGAGGTGGTGGAAATGATTACCATGCCTTCACTGTTGTGGATATTACAAAAAGTCCATATAAGATAGTTGCTACTTTTAAAAATAATGAAATCTCACCATTGGTTTATCCGAATGTCATATACCCCATAGCAAAACAATACAACGATGCTTACATATTAGTTGAAATAAATGACATAGGTGGTCAGGTTGCTGATTTATTATATAATGATTTGGAATATGATAATTTGTTAATGTCTAGTGTCCGTGGTAGAAAGGGTCAAACCCTAGATGGTGGATTCGGTGGTAGCGGACAAACACAGTTGGGACTACGCACCACAAAGGCTGTAAAGCGTCTAGGATGCTCTGTGCTGAAGTCTTTGATTGAATCCAACAAACTGCTCATAGCAGATTATGACATCATCCAAGAACTTGTTTCTTTTATTTCAAAAAATAATAGTTTTGAAGCCGATAATGGACATAATGATGACTTGGTTATGTGCATGGTATTATTTGGTTGGTTAACTACTCAAAACTATTTTAAAGATTTGACAAACATGGATATAAGAAAGACCGTGTTTGATGAAAAATTGAAACAAATAGAAGAAGAAATGACACCGTTTGGAGTAATTGACGATGGTATTAGTATGAATGGTGAGGAAATTGACTCATCAGGAACTGTCTGGAGGGATGTCGAAAATAGAAATAATGATTTTTATACATAACCTTAGACCAAAATAGGCGAATAAGGAGAGAAAAATGGCATTCCAATTAAGTCCCGGTGTAGAAATTAGAGAATTTGATCTTACTTCAGTAATTCCTGCCATTGCAACCACCCCTGCTGGCTATGCTGGCTTTTTTCAATGGGGTCCAGCAGATACTAGAGTATTAATTGAAACAGAAAAGCAACTAACAGATATCTTCGGCAAACCAAGTGCAAACCCAACATATGCGGTTGATTGGTATGTCGCATCAAACTTCCTATCATACGGTGGTGCTCTTCAAGTAGTTCGATCAGTAGGAACTGGCGATGACAATGCAACCGATAGTTCAGATACTGATGGTAGACAAATCAAGAGCAGAGAAGACTTCGAAAGACAATTTGCAGAAGAAAATGCAATATATGACGGTTATGGATTTTATTGGGCAGCAAAGTATCCCGGTGAACTAGGAAACAGTCTAAAGGTCGTTGTAATCGATGGTGTTGATCCAGATACTAACGGTACTGGTGAATGGGAAACATACACAGATATTTACGGTATCCCAGGAACATCAGATTACGCATCAAATATTAACACAACTGCAAAAGATGAAATTACAGTTTTGGTCATCGATGAAGATGGTGCATGGACTGGTACAAAGGGTACAGTTCTAGAGCAATTTATCAAGATATCAAAAGCAACAGATGCAAAATCTGGAGATGGTAATTCAATCTTCTGGAGAAATGTAATTAACAATCGCTCCAAGTATGTTTGGGTAGGTAACGAACCTGGCACATATAAGACACAAGCAAACACACAAGACTGGGACAATTCTGTTCACCCAACACTAGCATTCAAAGTACTTTCATCTGTTAAGTCATACTCACTATCAAGTGGTTCATTGACTCCAGATTCATCACTCGATGAAGCAGATAAAGTTGCAAGTTTTGAATCACAATTCTCAAATTCAGAAGATGTTGATGTATCCCTACTAATTGCAGGAAATGTAAGTGCAGCAAATGCAAAGTCAATAATCAATATTGCAGCAAATCGTCAAGATTGCATCGCATTCGTATCACCAAAAGCACTAGATGTTCTAAATGCAACATTAAATTCTGATACAGCAACATTTGATGCAATCAATACATATAGAACAACATTAGGTTCATCATCATATGGTGTAATGGACGGTAATGCTAAGTATCAATATGATCGCTACAATGATAAATTCTTATATGTACCTCTCTGTGGTGACACAGCAGGTTGCTGCGTAAGAACAGATAACACCAAGGAACCTTGGTACTCACCAGCAGGTTATGATCGTGGTCGTATCAACAACATCGTAAAGTTGGTATGGAATCCTTCAAAGACCTACAGAGATAAACTCTATAAGAACAATATCAATCCAGTAGTATCCTTCCAAGGATCAGGTGCAATTCTTTTCGGCGACAAGACTCTACAAAGTAAGCCAAGTGCATTTGATAGAATCAATGTCCGTAGACTCTTCAATGTTCTAGAGAAGACAATTGCTACAGCAGCTAAGTTCCAACTCTTTGAATTCAACGATGCATTCACAAGAGCACAATTTAGACAACTTGTTGAACCTTTCCTCCGTGAAGTTCAAGGTAAGCGTGGTGTAAGTTCATACGCAGTAGTATGCGATGAATCCAACAATCCTCCAAGCGTAATTGATCAAAATCAATTCGTAGCAGATATCTTTGTTGCACCAGCAAGAAGCATCAACTTCATCCGTCTAAACTTCGTTGCAACCCCAACAGGTGTAACCTTCGCAGAATTCGGTGGATAATTACAAAAAAGAGTATAAATAAAGAGGAAAATCAAGGAGCAAATAAATGGCAGACTCATCAATTAATTCATTCATGTCAGCCTTCGACGGCGGTTCAAGACCAAATTTGTACTCTGTAACTATAACAAGTCCACAGATTGGTGCTTTACCACAATTACAATTCTTCTGCAAGGCAGCAACACTACCTTCATCAATTCTTGGTGAAGTAAATGTTCCATACCTTGGTCGCATGGCAAAGTATCCTGGCGACCGTCAATTCGAAGATTGGACAATCGATGTTATTAACGATCAAGGCATGTCACTAAGAAATGCATTTGAATACTGCAACGAATTGTTCAATTCATATGCAGGAAATGCAACAGCATATCCAAACCCAAGAGCAGCATTCGGTTCTGCTACAGTTGCACAACTTTCAAGAAATTACCAAGTAGTAAAATGGTATCAATTCTTCGATGTTTGGCCAGAGAATGTTGCATCTGTTCAATTAGGATATGATCAAAACGATACAGTATCTGATTTCCAAGTAACTTTCAAATATTCATATTTCATCACAAGTTCATCACCATTCCAAGTAAATGGCGTTGGTCTACCCGGTGCAATCGGACCAGGTGGAGTAGCAGGAGCAGGAGCAGCAGGATTCGGTCTACCTGGCTTCGGTGGAGGCGCATTTGCAGGTGGCGGTGGATACGGTCTTGGTTCTGGTGCAGCAATTGGTGTAGGTGGTGCTGGTGGTTTTGCTGGTGCATCCGCTGCAGGTGGCAAAAACTCAACAGCATTCGGTATAAATACTGGAAACTTCAGCTTCGGTATTGCTACAAGCCGCAGTTGATGTTAGTCAGTACTTTATAAAAAAGGATCTTTATTATGGCATTTGAACTATTTGGATTTACATTTGGTAAAAAGGATAAGGAACCAGAGAAAGTAGAGTCCTTTGTACCCAAGAACTTTGATGACGGTGCATCCGTTGTCGAAGCAGGTGGGTTTCAAGGATTTTACATTGACTTAGACGGTACACTTAAAGCCGATGTTGATCTAATTAGAAAATATCGTGAAATGAGTTTACATGCTGAACTCGATCAAGCAATCGATGATATTGTCAATGAAGCAATAACTGAAGATGCTAAAGGTTCTATAGTTGAACTCGATCTTGATAAGGTTGAAGTACCGGAAGAAATTAAACAAATTATAAATGAAGAGTTTGGAAAGATTCTTCAATTATTAAACTTCAATAAGAAAGCACATGAACTTTTCCGCAAGTGGTATATCGATGGAAGACTATATTTCCATCATATATTAAATGATGACCCAACTGAAGGATTAAAAGAAGTTCGTGTTATCGATCCTCTTCTAATTAAGAAGATCCGTGAAGTAAAGAAAAATACAAAACTTGGAAGTGTTCCTATTATAGAAGATGTAAGAGAATATTATATCTTCTCGAATTATGAGAAATTAAATCCATATGATACCAAGGGATTAAA